CCTGACCTAGATAGTATATTAGGTAACCTTGGATTAGATGAAACTAGTTTAGTTGCTAAATTAGGTCTACCAGCTGGAACTACTTCTGATTCTTTAATAACTTCAGCTAAATCTGATATATGCGCATTAGTTCCTAATATGGAACTTAAAGATGATGGTACAGTAAAAGAAGAACCAAGTGAACCTAAGGTACCTGAAGAACCTCCTGTTGCTCCTGAACTTACTGCCGTAATAGTTAAAGACGTAGAAGAATTAAATAGAAAATTGTTATCTCAATCTATGAGAAATAGCCGTAAGTCAATCCAATCATCAACCAAATTCGCATTTAGCAGATTTATATCAAAGAAAAAGAATAAACTTTTTTATGATAGTACATGGGAAGAACTTTTTGTTGAAGTTATAGAAGCTGCAGGTGAAGACTATAACACGTATAAGAGCCATAGTAGAACAAAAGAAGAACTAAGGCTTGCTCAAAAAATTCTTAGTTCTAAATATCCAGATGCGACATGGGATTTTATAAAAGAAGGTCAGATATGTCAGAAAACTTATAATCTGGTTAAAGCAAATAATTCTAAATTTAGTCAGGCGTCAGATTTTACAACATCATGTAATCAATATCTTGTAAGACGAAAAGCTAGTCTAGCTACTAAAGAGGTATAAATAGTTATATGTCTACTACAAATTTATCAGATCAGTCATCTCAAGTACTTGAACCAAGTGGAGTTATTGGCGATCTTAAGCGATTGCAGTCAGCTTCGCGGCTGAAGCCTTGGACTGATCTCGATCTTAACTTAACTCTTCATCCAATACGTAATGATATTATACCATTAAAGGATGATAGAGCTATTAAATACGCAGTACGTAATTTACTCTTAACTAATTTTTATGAGAAACCATTTGCTCTTGGACTTGGTGCTAATATGAGAGCTCTTCTCTTTGAACCGGCAGATGAAATTACAAAACAAGCTTTAAGAGAAAATATAGCAAGAGCAATAGTAGATGGCGAACAACGAGTAGAACTTATATTTATTAATATTGTGGATGAAGTAGACAATAATTCATATAGAGTTCTAGTTAAATTTAGAATTAAAGAATACGATACTCAAGAAACTGTAGAGATCGTTTTAAAACGTTTAAGGTAATTAAGATATGGCAACTAATTTAAATGTAACCGAACTTGATTTCGATCAGATTAAAAAGAATCTTAAGAACTATTTAAAGACTCAATCAGCCTTTAATAGTCATGATTTTGAAGGATCCGGTCTATCATCTCTTTTAGATGTGCTTGCTTATAACACGCATTATAATGCTATGACCGCTCACTTTGCTTTAAACGAAGCATTCTTAGATTCAGCTCAGATACGTGGTAACATTGTTACTCGCGCTAAGCTCTTAGGTTACATACCCCGTTCAGTTCTAGCACCTCGAGCTACTATTACAATTACAGTAGACGTCTCTACAGAGTCTGGCGTTATTCCATCTACACTAACTCTTCCTCGTGGCGCTAAGCTGACTACTCAAGTTGACGGAAGAAACTATAGATATGTAGTCCTTAATGAACAAGCTGCTGTTATTTCTGGAGATGGTAATACATTTACTTTTGATAATGTAATCATTGTTGAGGGTACTCGTAAAAAGCTTTTATATAGAGTTGATAATGATATTGAAAATCAGAAGTATCAAATATCAGATGAAGATGCTGATACATCAACTCTTAGAGTTCTTATTCAGGCAAACGAACAATCTAGTTCCTATGATAACTATACTCAGTTTGAATCTTTACTTAATGTTAATTCGTCAAGCAGAGTATTTTATCTTCAAGAGAATTCAAATGAATACTTCGAAGTATACTTTGGAGATGGTGTAACAGGTAAGAAACCTCTTAACAATAATATTGTAACTTTAGATTATGTCTTTACAAATGGCGAAGAATCAAATGGTGCAAATGTATTTAGTATGGTAGATAACATTGGTGGATACTCAAATGTTGCAGTTACTACTTTAGTTAAATCTCAAGGTGGTACTGAAAAAGAAACAAATGAATCTATAAGATTTAACGCACCCTTAACCTTTACTTCACAGAATAGAGCTGTAACATCAGACGATTACAGAGCAATCATCAAGAAAGAGTTTACAAATATTAATTCTATCTCTACATGGGGCGGTGAAGATAATTATCCGGCAGACTATGGTGCTGTTTATATTTCAATCAAACCATTAGTTAACGAAGTATTAACTCAAAACGAAAAAACTGAAATCATGAATACAATTCTTAAAGGTAAGAGTGTTGTATCTATTACGCCAGTTATCGTTGACCCCAATTTTACATATCTAGAATTAGACGTATCATTTAAATATAATCCAAACTTAACAGATAGATCCTCTGTTGAATTGACTGCTGTTGTAAGAGATACTGTATCAGATTATAATTTTAACGAGCTTAATAAGTTTGATGGAGTGTTTAGACATTCTCAAATACTTAAAGCAATCGATAATGCTGATCCTTCTATTCAGAATAGTAATGTAAGACCATATATGTTTATGAATATTACTCCTAATAAACTTGCTGCGCAAAAGGATAATAATTTTGATTTACAATTTACAGCACCATTCTTTAATTCAGGATCTTCTACTAATTTTATTATCTCTTCAACGATGTGGAAATATGGTGGTGAAGAAGTATTCTTTGGCGATATTCCTATTGATGGATCTACAAATAGACAGGTTATTGTTTATAAAGTTGTAAACTCAGTAAATGTAACAGTGATTAATGATGCTGGACTCATTGATGTAACAGCAGGAACAATTACTTTAAATAACTTTGTTCCTGATAATGATTCTGTTAATGTGATTAGAATTACAGTTGTTCCAGATTCATTAGATTTAGCTCCAAAGAGAGATCAGTTAATTGCTATTGATCCATTAAGAGTACAAATCACTCCAAGTATTGATACAATATCTGTAGCAGGTTCTTCGGGTACGATTAACTATACAACTACTTCAAGGCTCAGATAAGATGGCTGGAACTCATAATCCTAATAATACGCTTTTCTCGTCGGATACATCCTCACCAGGATATATCCAATCAGTAGCTTCTGCGAAAGCAAAGACTAAAGAAAATTTAAGAACTGAAGAGCTAATACCATCAGAAATACTAGAAAATTCTGGTGGCATACAACTATTATTAGAAGCTTATTATACGTATATGAACTTAGAAGAGTTTATATATCAAGAGACAGAGACATACACTGATATAGTATTAGATGGTCGAGCAGTATTTAGAGTTAATGATCCTAAGAATGAAAACGATCATTTCTTTACTGATGACGATGGAGCAAACTCAGTACTTACATTGACTGATTCTGCTGGAGTTATTGTTACATATTCGATGAATAACAGTAACGTTTTTATTACAAATGGTAATAACCTTCCAGGGTCTCTTGCTACAACGAAGTCTGCTATTGGTAAGACGTTTACTGTTACAGGTTTAGAGTCTCATAATACAAAAACAGCTTCTCTTGTAACTCCAATAAAATATTGGGCTGGGCCAGGTGCTTCATATGTTCTTAATACAATTGAAGAGTCTATGGATATTGATAAGACATCATCGCAGTATCTAGAACTTATACAAAAAGAAATTGCTGCAGTTATTCCTCGTTCTATTCAAGTTAATAAAAGAAATCTTTATAAAGCAATTACAGAGTATTATAAAATTCGTGGTTCATCAGATTCTATTGAAGTTTTCTTTAGACTTTTATTTGATGACGAAGTTGAAGTTGAATATCCATGGGATGAAACGCTTATTCCATCATCAGGTAACTGGGAAATAAATCCAGCTCTTCCAAAGGGTGGTATCTATTTAGATAAAAAAGGTTTCTTGTCTGATACGATTAAAATTCAAGACAGTTTAAGATATCAGAAATTCTCGTATCTCATACGTACTGGTCAAAATTTATCATCGTGGGATTTCTTCTATAATCGATTAGTTCACCCAGCAGGTTTTAAATACTTTGCTGAAATTTTAATTCAGTTATTTGCTACTCGTGATGAACTAGGAGATGATCAAAAGCTTCTAAGAGAATTAAGATATGTTGGTGGTCCTAAGCATAATCAATTGACAGGCGAAAGCTATTTTGGTTATGGAAGAACCAATCGATTTACAAAATCTTCTATGCCAGATCTACAACCAGGCGTTATTGGTCTTGAAGATATTCCATTAATTGTTAAAATGTTTGCTTCACAATATCTGCCATTCACATATGTAGATGTACATAGATCAGGAAGATTCTCATTAACCGTTCCTCAAAGTGGTGTTGGAGCTAATACAGTAACAGCAGTTGAAATCGCAGATGTTGGATTTGGATATACTGTTGCTCCAACGATTATAGTTAATGGCGTAGAACAGACCGGTCAAACGATAACACAAGCAGTTGTTACATGTACTATTGACGCTAAAGGTAGAATTAATGGAGCTACAGTTACAAATGCTGGAGCTAACTATTCTTCTGCCTTTGCTAATGTCGCAGCTAATCCAAATTTATCTAAGATTGCTAATATTAATGTTGTTCCAGATACAACTAAAAAATATTCAACACCTCCAGGTATATTATTTGACGCGCCAACTTCTGTAAATAATCTTGGCGCGCCATTAGTTACTAATGTTACTGCTGCTGGTAAATATGTTCTTCAAACAACTTCAGTTGCTAGAATTGAAATGAATTCTATTGGCACTGGATATACAACCCAACCTACAGTTGTTATATCTGGCGGAAATGGCAGTGGCGCAACTGCTATTGCTTACATTGAAAATGGTCATGTGTCCCACATCAATATTATTAATCCTGGTTCTGGATATACCGAAGTTCCTACGATATCTATTGCTGGTAACGCGACAGCAAAGGTACAGTTAGTTCCTTCTGAGATAGCTTCAGCTGTTATAACAAATGCAGGGTTTGGTTATGTTATAACTCCTGGAGTTTATATTGCGTCAAGAGCTAAGAACGAAAATAGAGTTAAAGAACAAAAAGTTACTCGTATATTAGAACTAAATCACACTAGCATTGATCCACAGTTTAATAAAGTTACAAACCCTGTCCAAGCTAGTGCTTCGGTCAGAGCAAGGCAGTTATATAATGGCAAACTTTTACAAAAGGGTGTTCTTACATCTGGTCAAAACTGGACTATAACAGAAACTAATCCAGTAGCAGATAAATTTATGGGTGGTAATCAAGTAACAGTAGTTCCAGCCGGATATAGAACCCAACCAGAAAATGACTATTATAGTCAAAAAACAAATATCTTAAGCAGTAATATGCTTTATGATTTTAATGAAACTTTAGAGGTATTAGGCAACGTAGATTTACAAAGTACTTCGATAAGTGATATAAATAAATATAACGTTAACTCGTTTGTACACACAAATTAATAGGAAATAATCATGACGGCAATAGTAACTTCTAAATTCAGAACTTTGAATGCAGAGAATTTCAAAGACGATATTAACACACCAGTATCTGGTTCAAGCGTATTCGTAGCAATTGGTAAAACAGACGCATGGTCATACGCAGTTTCAGACACAACAGATGCTGAACCATTTACCCCCAGCGATACAATTGATAATCTTGTAGAAGCTAGAGAAAACATCTTTGCTTTAAAAAAGCTAAATACTGCAGATGTATCTCACGTAGTTCCAAGACACACTTGGACTACTGGTACTAGCTATGTTGAATGGGACTCAAATGATCCTGATATGTTTGACAAAGCATTCTATGTTATCACATCAGAGTTTAAAGTATATAAGGTTATATACTCTCCTGGTACTGGATCAACTCAAGAACCAACACAAACATTGACTGCTCCAACAGCGGAATCTGATAGTTATATTTGGAAATATATGTACACGGTAGCCGTCGCTGATGCAGAAAAATTCCTTACAACTTCTTATATGCCTGTTAAAACTATTAATGTTGAATCATTTGCTGATGATGCTGCGGCTGAAGCTGCTTTGTCTGAAGGTGATTACGCTCAGTACTTAAACCAAAAAGCTTCAAGAGATTCTACAACTGCGGCTGGTATTGAAAGGATTGAGCTAGTCAATGCTGATGGAAATGAAACAGCCACTAGTGGTACTGGTTATACATCAGCTCCTAATGTCTATATTACTGGAGCTGGAACGGGAGCAACTGCTACTGCTACTATTTCTGCTGGAGCTGTTACAGCAATTGCTGTAACAGCAAAAGGTACTGATTATTCCACTGCTCATAATGTAATTTCTGGTGGAGGCGGTTCTGATTCTACAGCTCGAGCTGTAATTTCTCCTGAAAATGGTCATGGAACAGACCCAGTAAAAGAACTTGGTGGTTTCTTCTCGGCTGTTAACACGTTACTAGATGGTTCTGGTGGTGGTGATCTTACAGTTGGTAATGACTTTAGACAAATCACATTAGTAAAAAATCCATTCAACTTTGGTACTGCTACTGTTTCAACTTCTGCTACTCTAAAAGCAACTCCAGCTCTTAG